TGTGATTACTATTGGTGCTGGTGCTACAGTTGGTGAGGCAGTTATTTCAGGAATTACTTCCAACACCTATGTTTCAATTGCCTCTACTCAGTTCTTGAGTGGTATTGCTGCTGTTGGTTTGGCATACACAATGTCACAGAAACCAAAGTATACTTTACATGATACCAACTACACTGCAACTGAAATCTATGGTATTGATCCTACTGAGGCAGGGATTGCAAGAACTACCAAGTATGCAGTAGCACATCCTGGTTGGGTAGGAATTCAGACCTATGTTGACATGCATGGTACTTTGAGAGTCAAATCAGAGACTTTAGTCGCATTCTCTGGTATTAGTTCTGGAGTTGCTTCTTACAGTGCAGCTGGTGATGCTAATGATGATAATGTCAATCCTGGCATTGGAGCAACTGTATTTGTCCCATAATAATCTATGAAGTTTGATGAATTGAATGAAGACAATTATATCTTGTTTGCCATAAAATATTATGACAATCCTCAAGCGGTGACGCAAGAGGATTTTTTTGAAGACCTAAACAGATTCAAATATATCAAGAAGTTGTTGAGGAAATATGTAAAGTCAGGAGACTTAAAGACAAGTCTCCTGATTAATCATTTTATTATTGTCTTTAATATCTTTAATGAGGCTGCTCTTCCTTTACTATTCTATAAGATAGAAAGGGAACTTTGGTCACCACTAAAAACATTTTTGATGTTCTTAAATAGGATTCCAGATTATCCAAAGACCTTTGTTTGTGATATTCCAGTTGATAAAAAGTGTTTAGATTTATTGGAGTCAATCTAAATGGATCATAGAAAATTAGATAAAATAATAAATAGCATCAGAGAAGAAATGACTGCTACTGGGGGTGGGTTAGCAGGTCTTCCACCAGATGAACCACCTGTGGATTTGAGAAAGAAAAAATACAAGAGGATTCCATATTTCTTTAGACAACTATTAAAAAAGAAAAAGTAGGAATCCAAAAATGGCATTTAGTCTTGGCAAACTTTCAACACTAGAAGCTAAACTGGACATTTATGAAGACTTGTCCAAAGAGATGTTGGACAAACTAGAACGTGCTGTATCATCTATTCAAGAGAATACAAATAAAACTGCCATCATCCTTGAGAGGCATGAGAATAGATTGGATGAGGGGGATAAAGCAAACAGTGCCATCATGGCATTAGTAGAAAGAGTAGAAGATAAAGTAGATGAATTAGAAAAGAAAGTAGATGAGAATCAAAAATATATGGTTATGGGAACTGCAATTATTGCCACTATTGTCACAGTGCTGCAAATCCTTCCTAACATTGGGTTGCAGTTGACACCAGCACCTAGGACTGCTAGCATAGAGCGCACAAGTTAGTTCCTGTTTTTGTAATGAGTTTTATTGACAGCAAGTACATTGGACTTGTTTCTTCTAGATTGCAAAAATTTTCTCAGAGGAAGATAGGACTCTATAACTTTAGATGTCCTTACTGTGGAGACTCCCAGAAGCATAAGAACAAGGCAAGGGGATACATCTACAAGTATAAGAATGATCATAACTTTAAGTGTCATAACTGTGGCATGTCAAAGTCCTTTGGCAAATTTTTGCAGGACTTTGATACCACTCTCTATGATCAGTATGTTATGGAGAGGTATAAGAATGGTTTGACTGGCAAGGGATCTAATACACCAAACCCAGAGTTCAATTTTGAGAAACCAAATTTTGTCCAGAAGCGTGAGGATAATCTAAAAAAATTAGATCTTCCCTCTCTATTCGAACTAAATAAAGGACACCCAGCAAGAGCATATGTAGAGAGCAGAAAAATTCCACAAAAATTTCTAACTGATCTATACTACTGTGAGAAATTTAAAGAGTGGACAAACAGACAAATTCATACATTTAACGACCTAGACAAAGAAGAGTCTAGAATTATTATCCCCTTAAGGGATAAAGACAAAAACATTTTTGGATATCAGGGAAGATCTTTAGATCCAAGATCAAAACTTAGATACATCACAATAATGTTAGATCAAACTAAACCTAAAATTTTTGGACTGGATAAGATTGATGAAACAAAAACCGTCTACATTACAGAAGGTCCTTTTGACTCAACGTTCCTTTGCAATTCGATTGCTATGTGTGGAGCTGATGTTCATTATGACAACAGGGGCAATAACAATTCTGTGTATGTTTATGATAATGAACCAAGGAACAGAGAGATCCTTGCCAGAATTGACAAGACCATCCAGCAAGGTAATAAGGTAGTCATTTGGCCTTCTGATATAAAGCAGAAGGACATCAATGATATGGTATTGTCTGGACTTGATGTGGAGTCTGTGGTAGAATCTAACATATATTCTGGTTTAGAAGCAAAACTTAAATTTACTAATTGGAAAAAAGTATGAGCAACGGAACAAAAGTAGTTAAAAGAAATGGAACAACTGAACCCCTGGATCTGAATAAACTCCACAAGATGGTGGATGAGGCATGTAAAGACCTTGCAGGTGTATCTGCATCACAAGTTGAGATGCAGTCTGGCATACAGTTTTATGATGGTATCACCACTGCAGAGATTCAAGAGATCTTAATTCGTTCTGCTTCTGACCTGATTGATCTTGAAAATCCTAACTACCAATTTGTTGCTGCTAGACTTCTTCTCTTTGCAGTAAGGAAGTCTCTGTATGGAAGAGTCCAAGAGCATCCTACATTCTTTGATCATATTAATAAATGTGTAGAGGCAGGAGTCTATGACAAAGAGATCCTGACTAACTATACTGAGGATGAACTTAATATTCTTGGTCATTACCTCAAGCATAATCGTGATTACTTCTTCACTTATGCTGGACTAAGACAAGTTGTTGACAAGTACCTTGTTCAGGATAGAAGTTCTGGACAAGTATATGAAACTCCACAGTTCATGTACATGATGATTGCAGCAACTATCTTTGCTAGGTATCCAGAAGAAAAAAGACTTTCATATGTAAAAAGATACTATGACGCAATCTCAAAACACAAAGTCAACATTCCCACACCTATCATGGCAGGGGTTAGAACTCCACTTCGACAATTTGCTAGCTGTGTGCTTGTTGATGTTGATGACTCCCTCGATTCTATCTTTAGCTCTGATATGGCTATTGGCAGATACGTTGCACAAAGGGCGGGCATCGGTATCAACGCAGGTAGGATCCGTGGCATCAACAGCAAAATCAGAGGGGGAGAAGTTGCTCACACAGGTGTTGTCCCATTCCTCAAAAAGTTTGAAGCAACTGTCAGATGCTGCACTCAAAATGGCATCAGAGGTGGATCAGCAACTGTCCACTTCCCAATCTGGCACCAAGAAATAGAAGACATCATTGTTCTGAAAAATAACAAGGGCACTGAAGACAATCGTGTAAGAAAACTAGATTATTCAATTCAAATCAGTAAACTGTTCTATGAAAGATTCATTCAAGATGGAGAGATCTCCCTCTTCAGTCCCCACAGCGTTCCTGGTCTGTATGATGCTTTTGGCACTGATAGATTTGACAGCCTATATGAGTCTTATGAACGAGATCAGTCTATTCCAAGAAAGACTGTCAGAGCTCAGGAACTCATTCTGGATCTCTTGAAAGAAAGAGCAGAGACTGGTAGAATCTATATCATGAACATAGATCACTGCAACTCTCATTCTTCCTTTAAAGATAAGGTTGAGATGAGCAATCTGTGTCAAGAAATTACCCTTCCAACTGTTCCCCTAAATCATATTGATGACCCTGATGGGGAGATTGCACTTTGTATTCTTTCTGCTATCAATGTTGGAAAGGTGAAGGATGATCATGAGTTTGAAGAACTTTGTGATCTTTCAGTTAGAGGTCTTGAAGAATTGGTTGATTATCAAGAATATCCTGTGACTGCTGCAATGAAATCCACACTGGCAAGGAGATCCCTTGGTATTGGTTTCATTGGTCTTGCCCACTATCTTGCCAAACTTGGATACAACTATGATTCCCAAGAGGCATGGGATGCGGTTCATGGTCTTTCTGAATCATTCCAGTATTATCTTCTGAAGTCTTCTAATCAGATTGCTAAGGAGAAAGGTGCTTGTGAATACTTCAGCAGGACTAAGTATGCAGATGGTATTCTTCCAATTGATACTTACAAAAAAGATGTAGACGAAATTTCATCCATTACATATCAGCATGATTGGGAAAGTCTTAGAGCATCTATCCTGGAATCAGGTCTCAGACACAGCACACTGTCAGCACAAATGCCTTCAGAGAGCAGTTCCGTTGTGTCAAATGCAACCAATGGAATTGAACCACCTAGAGGATTCTTGTCCGTTAAAAAGAGTAAGAAAGGACCCCTTAAGCAGATTGTTCCACAATATCAATCTCTTAAGAACCATTACACTCTTCTGTGGGATATGGAGTCCAATCGTGGTTATATTAATACTGTTGCTGTAATGCAAAAGTTCTTTGATCAGGCAATCAGTGGCAACTGGAGTTACAATCCAGAAAACTATGCAGATAATGAAGTTCCTGTTACAGTGATGGCACAGGATCTGTTATCAACATACAAGTTTGGATGGAAGACTTCTTATTATCAGAATACATATGATAACAAAACAGATGAAATCAAAGAACCAACTTCAGATGTTAATGCACTAATTGAAGAAATTTTAAATTCCAAAGGAGAAGACGACTGTGACAGTTGCAAAATTTAGAGTCAGTTCAGATACCCCTGTAGAAGGGATGACAGTATTCAATACCAACAAGGTGGATGCTAAAAAACAACCTATGTTTTTTGGTAATCCCCTTGGGGTTCAAAGATATGATCAATATAAGTATCCTATTTTTGACAAACTGACTCAACAGCAGTTGGGATATTTCTGGAGACCTGAAGAAGTTTCACTACAGAAAGATCGTGCAGACTACCATACTCTCAGACCAGAGCAGAAGCATATCTTTACTTCTAACCTGAAGTATCAGATTCTTCTTGATTCTGTTCAGGGTCGTGGTCCTGGTATGGCATTCATTCCCTACTGCTCTCTCCCTGAGTTAGAAGCATGTATGACTGTATGGGAATTCATGGAGATGATTCACTCTAGATCCTATACTTACATCATCAAGAATGTTTATTCAGATCCTTCAGAGGTCTTTGATACTATTCTTGATGATGAAAGGATCTTAGAACGTGCCAAGAGTGTTACTCAGGCATATGATGATTTTATTTCAGCAGCTCAACAGTATGGAAATACTGACGAATGGAGACATGCTCAAGAAGGTGCTGGTTATTTCAAAGAAAATCGTTTAGAATTAAAAAGAAAACTCTATCGTGCTATTGCCAATGTCAATATTCTCGAAGGTATCAGGTTCTACGTCTCGTTTGCTTGCTCGTTTGCATTTGGTGAACTCAAGCTTATGGAAGGATCAGCTAAAATTATCTCTCTCATCGCAAGAGACGAAAACCAGCATCTTGTCATTACTCAAAACATCCTCAACAAATGGCGTGAAGGGGATGACCCAGAGATGCAGCAGATTGTTAAAGAGGAACAAGATTGGGTAACATCAGCATTTAAGAAATGTGTTGATGAAGAGAAGGCATGGGCACAGTATCTTTTCAAAGATGGTTCCATGATTGGTTTGAATGATAAACTGCTCAACAATTATGTTGAATGGATTGCTAATCGTAGGATGAAGTCCATTGGTTTAAAACCAATCTATGATATTCCTGCAAAGAACAATCCTCTTCCTTGGACAGAACACTGGATCTCTTCTAAGGGACTTCAGGTTGCTCCACAGGAAACAGAGGTTGAATCTTATGTGGTTGGTGGAATTAAACAAGATCTAAAGAAGGATACCTTTGCAGGTTTCCAACTTTGAGGAGAGGGGCAATGCCCCTCTTTTTTTATAAATAATTCTAAAGTCTTTGTGCGTCATGAATAGTTTACAGGAAGCATACCTATCAATCTATCAAACTCAACTTGATGAAAGAATGAGTGATGATGAAAAGGAAATGAGACGCCTTGCTGCTCAAGAAAGAAGAGCAGGTAAGTCTGATAGAATGGATGCAAAGGTTGCTAAAAAATATGCAGATTCTGAAGCAAGATCTGCAAGTAGAGAAGATAAGAAGTCAAAGGGCAAGCACATTGCTGGCATGGCAGATTCCTTTGAACCAGAAGGTGAGCAGATTGATGAGATCTCTGCAAACCTTGCTCTCACTGCATCACAAAAAGCAGACAATGAGAGAAGAAAGGCTTCAGTTGCTGGTGATAAAACCAGAGCAGCAGAAAAAGCTAGACAAGCATCTGCCATCTATGCTGGTGTTGCCAAGAGAAGAGCAAGAGAAAAAACTCAAAGTGAGGCAAAAGATAATTCATATCTAGAAACAGATATGGAGAAGAGAAAGAAAAATAATGAGAAAGCAATTGCTGACATGAAAAAAGTGAAGGACAATACTGTCCCTCGCTGGATGAAGGAAGATACTCTTGATGAAAGAGCACTTGATGCTACTGAAAAGAAAGAGAAGGAAAGACTTGTCAAGGGCATGAAGAAGTCTGCTAAAGACTTTAAACAGAGATATGGTGATAGAGCCAAGTCTGTAATGTATGCAACTGCTACAAAGCAGGCAAAGGAAAGAATGGATACTTCCAAGTCAGACCGCAGATATGGGGTGGAAGGATGAACGAGGAATTGACCCCACCAGAGGCACCTAGGAGGGGCAGGAGACCCTCTGAGGTTGCCAAGAGGGCTAAGCTCAATGCCCTGATTGATAAGATCAGGGACAACAAAGAAAAAGTTGACAAGGCAAAGAAGGGTCAGTAGAATAACTCTGTAAGGGTTCAAGATAAATAATAGCTCATAATATTGAAGATATATGAGCTATGAAAACCCTTGGGTTTATAATGGGGAAGTTTTTGATTCATCTGACATACAGGACTTTTTTGGTTTTGTGTATCTTATTGAATGCCCTGAAACTTCTAGGAGCTACATTGGAAGAAAGTATTTTTGGTCTTTTAGAAAACCTAAGGGTAAGTCTAGAAAAGTTAAGTCAGAAAGTGATTGGAAATCCTACTATGGATCTTGTCCAGAACTCAAAGATGATGTAAAGAAGTTTGGAAAGGATAAGTTCAAAAGAACTATTCTATCTCTCCACAAGACAGTTGGTAAAACTAACTATGAGGAGACCAGACAACTATTTGTGAACAATGTTCTGACAGAATCACTTGACAATGGTATTCCTAAGTACTACAATAGCAACATTCTATCAAGGTATTTTAGGAAGGACTACTATGAGTTCAACTCAGATCCACGAGACTTGTAGCCAAGTTATAGATGATGTAATTGATAGAATGCATGATCTATGTGCAGAAGGTAGAGTTCATGATGCAATTGCACTGTATGATGAGATTAGAGATTGGGTTGTCAATAAAGAAGAATTTGATGTTCTATCTTTGATCTATCTAGAAGACTTTGCCTAAATATCACAAACTGTGCCAAACAAGTGCGATTTGATTTGGATGTTGAATTCAATTAATTTTAATGTTTAAAAAATTATTTTTACCTTTACTTCTTTCTATTCCATTTGCAGCTTGTGCAAAGGGGATTTATCCAAAGATAACAGAAATTGATCCACCACCACAAATTGTAGAACCAGTTGTTGGACTTGTGGATCCAAATTCTGTTAAAGAGATTGAAGTAGAGGAAAAGTCTTGGAAGTGTCCTGGATGTAATGACAATGAGAAGTATGTCCTAGAACAACTCCAAACAAGAACAAAGATCTCTGATAGGAATGCCCTTGCAACAATTCTTGGAAACATTAAGCAGGAATCTAATTTCACTGCCAATATTTGTGAGGGAGGTGCTAGAGTTCCTTACAATCGTTGCTATAGCGGTGGTTATGGGATCATTCAGTGGACCTCTACAAACCGCTATCTGGGGTTAGGTAGATTCTGTAAGAAGTATGATTGTGATCCATCTTCTTTAGAGGGTCAAGTAAGTTACATGATCAATGAGTATTCTTTCCAGAAAGTTCTACCAGAATTTGAAGGTCATGGACAACCAGTTCACCAGTATATGGTTGCTGCTTATTATTGGTTAGGTTGGGGCATCAAAGGTCCCAGAGAAACCTATGCATATGACTACACTAAAAAATTAGTCTTTGCTTGACAATTGAATTTGTGAGATGTATAATTCTCACATACCTGCGAGTATGGTGTAGTGGTAACATCCCATCCTTCCAAGTTGGTGTCACGGGTTCGAATCCCGTTACTCGCTTTATTAAAACAACAATCTATGCAGAACAATGACTACAATCTTATGCAAGAATTGCAACAACGTGTTGCACGCACACCCATCCAAGACTAAGTGCTGTGGGTGTGATAACTTAACTACAATAAAAGGAGAGACCATCTCAGCAAGAGACTTGACATTAGTTGAGATCTTGAGTAATATAAAAAAGAAGGAAAGCAATTCTGTCCTGAGTAAAGATGATCTTGCTTTCCAAGAATCAAGAAAAAATCGCAAAATTAGAAAACTGGAGTTTGAAATTAAATGAACTGGGATTCCCCAAATCTTTCCAAAGGTGATGTTGAATTGTTAACAATTGCGTTGGATGAATACTTGTATGTCTCTAATCTAGAGATACCTGACATGCCAAAGATGGAGGGACTTTTGCATAGGTTGGAAGATCATCTTAACAAATATTGAATTGTTAAGAAATGGTTATTTTGGTATATAAATTATACCATGGGACCAAAAAATGGATGACCATACCTATCAAAATTGGGTAAAAATTAAAGAGACTTTTGAAGCCTCTGGGAATACAGATAACATGTTCTACAAAAGAGCATGTGCCATTATCAAAACCAAAAAAGATCCTTTGGATGAGTTTTTTAATGAAAAAAGAAATTGGTGATCTTCAGAAATTTACTATAGAAGAATTTCAAGAAGATTTTGATAGTTTAATGGACAGAGTTGAAGGTGGAGAATCATTTGTAATTACCAGTGAGCATGGTAATGCAGTAATGGTTCCATGTGATGAAGAGACTGAAGAGTGGTTAAAGATATACACTGAGTATAATACTGATGCCCCTTAACTGGATGGGAGTATAGCTTAATGGTTAGAGCGCCCTGCTTATAACGGGGTAGTCTGAGTTCAACTCTCAGTACTCCTATTTGCTATTTGCAAATAGCAAATGCTCCTTTAGCAATCTGGTGAATGCAGCGAACTCATAATTCGCCTGAGGTGAGTTCGATCCTCACAGGGAGCATAGTCTTGGGAAGACTCTAAAAGCACCCTGGTCGGGAAACCCCCCCTTCAGTCATGGAGAGACTTTAAAAATCCTGGTGGAGTCATATGACCCCTTAGGTTTCTTGCTTCCTAAAAGCAAGTGGTGCGGATGGGATCTAACTCCCGCCTGGTTTCCAATTTCCAGTCAAAGAATTGGTGGCGAGCCTGCATACCTACATGAAGAGAGAGGTTGCATAAACCTCTCTTTTTTTGTATAATATAAAAAATATTATTCTGTAATGAGATTAAAGAAATCATTAATTACTGGTATTACTGGACAGGATGGATCTTATCTTGCAGAGTTACTGCTTGAGAAAGGTTATGAAGTTCATGGTATTGTTAGGAGATCTTCTCTAATTAATACTCATAGAATTGACCACATCTATGAAAGAATTCATCTTCACTATGGTGATCTAACAGACTCTACAAATATTGTTAAGGTCATTCAAAAGGTAAAACCAGAAGAGATTTATAATCTTGGTGCTCAAAGTCATGTAAAGGTTTCCTTTGAGATGCCAGAATATACTGGACAAACAGATGCACTTGGAACTCTTCGTATTCTTGAGGCAGTACGTCTTCTTGGTATGGAAGATGATGTTCGTATTTACCAGGCATCTACAAGTGAATTGTATGGTCTAGTTCAAGAAGTTCCACAAAAAGAAACAACACCATTCTATCCAAGATCTCCTTATGGAGTTGCTAAACTCTATGGATATTGGATTGTCAAAAACTATCGTGAAGCATATGGAATGCACGCTAGTTCTGGAATTCTGTTTAACCATGAGTCTCCAAGGAGAGGTGAAACTTTTGTAACCAGAAAAATCACTAGAGGTTTTTCTATGATCTCTTCTGGACTGCAAAGCAAATTGTATCTTGGCAACCTCAATGCTATGAGAGACTGGGGACATGCTAAGGATTATGTTGAAGCAATGTGGTTGATGCTTCAGCAAGATGAACCTGAGGACTATGTGATTGCAACTGGTGAACAACACTCAGTCAGAGAGTTTGTTGAAAAGACAGCACCATACTTTGGAATGAATATTGCATGGGAAGGTGAAGGATTAAATGAAATTGGAATTGATACTTACACCAACAATGTGGTGGTAAAGGTAGATCCTAAATACTTCAGACCTGCTGAAGTAGAAACCTTATTAGGTGATGCCACTAAGGCAAAGGAAAAATTAGGTTGGGAACCTAAAATTTCATTTGATCAATTGATTGAAGACATGGTACTTTATGGACAGTAAATCTAAGATATTTGTTGCTGGACACAATGGTCTAGTTGGATCTGCCATTGTTCGTAATTTAAAAAGTAAGGGTCATGAAAACATCTATTGGGTTTGTAGAGAGTCTTGTGATCTAAAAGATAGAAAACAAGTTGATGCATATTTCAAACAAGCAGCACCAGATTATGTTTTTCTTGCTGCTGCCAAAGTTGGTGGAATTCTTGGGAACAAAATGTATCCAGCAGAATTCATTTATGACAACTTGATGATCCAGTCAAATATTATTGATGCATCTTACAGATGTGGAACTAAGAAACTTCTATTCCTTGGATCATCCTGCATCTATCCCAAGATGGCAACACAACCAATCACAGAAGATCAGTTGATGACTGGTCCTCTAGAACCCACTAATGATGCCTATGCCATTGCTAAAATTGCTGGCATTAAGATGTGTCAAGCATACAAAGAACAATATGGATTTAATGCCATCTCATTGATGCCAACAAACCTTTA